ATGAAAGATTAGGTACATACGGATCTGGAGTTGCAAGTCTATTCTCTGGTAATGCGCCGTTCGGTAACCAATCAACAGTAACACCAAATCCAACACCATTACAAACGGCTCTTGGAACAGCTAGTGTACTAAGTGGTATTTTTGGTGGAGGCGGCATTGCTCCCACCGGTATTACGACCTTAACGCCGGCCAGCGGTGGTTTAGTTAGACAAATGGCCGCTGGTGGGATGTTACGAGACAGAGTTCCTGCCCTGTTAGAGCCAGGTGAGTTTGTGATTCGTAAACCAATGGCAAAAGCGATTGGGGGTCCCGCACTAGGTGCAATGAATGCTCATGGAACCATGCCGGGTAATCCTAATGTAGTGGTTAACATGAATAACCAAGGAACTCCACAAGAATCAGAGGGTAAACCAAATGTTCAAGTTACTCCAGAAGCCATCATTGTAGACATTGTTACTAGAGATATGCAAAATAACGGACCAATTAGAAGATCAATTAGAGGAAACTTATCATAATGGCTACTTACCCTACAGATGCAACTATAACTACAACAGCTTTTGATACTATTGACACTGTAACTTTTTCAAGCACAGGAAGTTCCACTAACTTTAATCTTCATCCTCATACTGTTGATCACGTTGGTGAGGTAGTTGCTACTGCAGATGGTGTTGAACAGGCTACCTCTACTTATTCAATTAGCAATTCTGGGGCTACAGTTACTTTTGTGACTGCTCCTGATGCTTCTTCTTTAAGTTTAAAAGTTATTACAGTTCCCACCAGATATAGAACCACTAGAAGTGGTCAAACAGTAAAATATGTTGAATATAGTAATACTGCTTCAGTAGTTCAAGCTAACACATATGCAATTAATGGGGTAACTCAAAACTTTGCTTTACCTCTTCAAGAAGTTGCGAGTTCTACCGACCAACTACTAGTTACAGTTTCTGGCGTAGAACAAGCTTCTAGTGCATATATTCATCCAGCAATAAACACTTCTCCTGCAGTTACTACAGGAAATGCCGCGCTTAATCTAGGTAATGCTGGTATTAGTATAGGTTCTTCTAATGATACTGCGCTACTTTTAAACTTTGAATCAAATTTTACTGATGAAAGTGTTAAAGCTCATGGGGCAGCCACAGTTACGGGAGATGTTGTGCTAAGTAGCACAAAGAAGTTTGGAAACTCTAGTGCTGCATTTGATGGAACCACTGATTTCATTAGTTTTGCAGATAGCACAGAGTTCAAATATGAAAGTAGTTTTTGCATTGAGTGTTTTGCTCGTTTTGAGGATGCGAGTCAGGCTAATACAATTTTTTCTCATAGAACAGATGATAACAATTTTGTAAAACTTAGTAGACTAGCTAACAATAAGATACAGTGGAGAGTTAGAGAAAGTGGGTCCGACGTAGCAGACATACAGGGCGGCTCTATTAGTGCAGACACTTTTACACATGTCGCAGTCGCTCATAATAAAGAAACTGGAAATACTGCTTTATTTGTCAATGGCTCTGTAGTTCAATTTGATGCCACTAGCACTTATACAATTAATCCTACAGGTGCTTTTGAAATAGGTCGTATAAATACCACTAGTGCAGCTACTAGAGAAAATTTAAAAGGGTTTATAGATTCTTTTAGATTTGTTAATGATAGTGTTGTTAGAACAAGCAATTTTGAAACTCCCGCTCTTGCTCTTACTAGAATTCATACTCCTCTTCAGTCTGATGATGTTTTAGTAATTAGAAGGTTTTCTAGTGACGTTGAAACTTTTGATAGATTTACATCAATGGCAGATAGAAAACCAGATCGTGGATTTACTACTAATCGAGAATTTGATGTAATTAATTTTGAATCACAAGGAGGCTATGAAAAAAGAAGATTAAGAAGTCGTCGCTCTAAACGTGATTTTGATATAACTTATACAAATATTAGTGGGGTAGAAAAACATGCAATTGAACAGTTCTATATTGCGAGGAACGGGTCTTTTGAGACATTCACTTTTGATTTGACACATATTAATGAAAATGGTACAATACAAACAAGATTTGATGGTTCTTTACAGGTTTCTCATGTTTTTTCGGATTCGTCAAATGCTAGTTTACAAACTAACTATTATACAGTTAATTTTAAACTAAAAGAGGTTTATGATTAATGACTACCCGCACTTATGATTATATTTTAACTATTGATAACCCTAGCGTTATTAATAAGGGAGATACTATTCTCTCTAATACAACTAGTACCACCGGGACAGTGGTTTCTACGGATAAAGCTAATTCAAATATTAAAGTTAAAGTATCCAATGTTTTTCAAGAGTTTGTTGTAGGAGAGAACGTTGCTCCTGTTTTCAATAGAGTTTCTTCAAACGTAGAAGCGTTAACTTATACTAATACTGCTTCTTTAAGTGTGAATGGTAATTCTTTTCAAATTAACGGAACCACTAATACTTTTTCTTTACCTCTTGATGTTTTAAGTAGAAGTAACTTAACTTCTGACTCTTTTTCTGTTTTTATTAATAACAGATTAATTGATAAAAGTTTGATTAATTATCCTAGTTCTACTTTAGGAGATACAGGTTTTGATTTCAAACCTATTCGAGTAGTCACCACAAAAACAGTCCCAGGAGCAGACGGGGCTAATGTACATACACAAGCAAACTTAAGAATAGCTGGAGAGCAGGCGGGTCCGTTTTACGATTTTCTTTTAGGAAGCATTGCAGATACTTTTGAAGTTTCAGCTTCTAATTCTCATTTTACTTACGGTATTGAATATGAAAATTGGATACACGCTAATTTAACTAGCGTAGTAGTGCGTGCTGATGAAGGAAATAACGAATCTATTCCTTTCCAAGCTAAGGCTTTTTCAGAACAGGTAACGGGTTCTAACGCACTTATTTCTGCAGTAAATAATTCTAACTATATTAAAGAAAGAAATGCTTTTGTTCAAAATCCTTTAGTTAGATTATATACAATTTATTATCCAGGAGAGTGGTATCCTGCTAATCCTAATGGTAATCCTACGGGGGAAGGAGAGGGGAGAAGGTGGCCAGATGGTTTTCCTCTAAGATTTGCAGAAGTTAGAGGAGATTTGAACACGGACGTAACTTATAATGTAGAGTTTGGAGGAATTAACTATACCCCAATGCCAATTAATAGTGGTGGTATAGATATAGATTCGTCAGGGACTATTAATGAGGTTACTGTTGATATATCTAACTTTGATGGATTGATTACACAACTTTGTGAAAACCCTGACTTAGTGGGAAATAATACTTCTAATGCTTGTTTTGCTGTAGTTAATGGAGAAGTTGTTACAGGAATTGACCCTAGAACTATCCCGACAGGAGCAACTTACACAGAACAAGAACATACTGATGTATTGAGTCGTGCCAGAAGTAATGGACTAACTTTTAATCAAACTGTAAGAGATTCTTATGGAGTGGACAATGCAAGCTTTACTATTAATACAACGGAAGCTGTTAACGGCACTTGGAAAAGAGAAAAAATGGATTCCAGAGATTTATTAGGGGGCGTGGTAGAAATACAATCAACTTTTGCTAACTTCTTGGATTATTGGCCTGAGTACTCTAAAGTTAGGGCTGCTTATTCAAACGTGTTGGAAATGACAACAACTCTTCCATACAGAGTAGGAGATGAAGTTTTTGTTAGGGCTAATACTTTTGTTGCTACGATTCAAGCAATCGAAGAAGAGAGATTTATTTTCACTAACACAGCCCTAACCCTTGGGCAGGGCGATCACTTACTAATAAAAAATGCAGATGCGGATGATGAGGCATATGTAGAAGATAATTTTAAAATTGATTCATTACAAAATCTAGACGAAAGAGTAGCCACATTTAGTTTAACTAGTTGGCTACAATTTTTTAAATTAATTTTACCTCGTAGAAAATATTATAAAAATACTTGTCAGTGGATATATAAAGGCGAAGAGTGCCAATACCCAGGCCCTGCAGGAGGTACTATTCCAGGAACTAGTCTGAGTGCGAATAATAACCCAATCGCAGCTAATAATCAAACAGCAGGTAGTATTGCAGAGGATGAGTGTGGAAAGAGTTTTGAATCTTGTCAGATTAGAAACAACACTATACATTTTGGAGGTTTCCCCGGCACAGGAAGGACTATTCCTAAATAATGACCGATTACACAAAATATTTAGGAATAAAACACGATTATCAAGGTATAAATTGTATTACACTAATCGAAAAGATATACAAAGAAGAATTAAATTCTGAAGTTTTTCAAAGTTTATGGACTCACTTAAACTTATCAGAGGGAAAACCTCTAGAGGGTAGACGCTGGAAGTTTAAAGTAACTTTAGAAAAAATAGAAGAGTGGGTTAACTTAAACGCAATAAAAGTTGATTTGACAGAGATAGAAGAATATGATGTAATGTTATTTAAGTCAAAAAAGAATAGACCAATTCATTTTGGTATGTATACAACAAATAATAGTTTTATACATGTGGAGGAAGAAACTAGTTCTAGAATAACTGCCTTAAACCAAGAGTGGAGAGATCAGATACACTTTATTTTAAGGCGTAAAGATTGGTAAAATGTGGTATGATAAATATGCAGGGTTTCCTTATAAACATTTAGGAAATGACCCTGAAAAAGGAATAGACTGTTTAAATCTAATTAGATTAGTGTATAGAGAACAAAAAAACATTGTGATTCCTTATTCAACTCAAGATTTCTGTAATATTATAGACCAAGACTGGTACAATAAAATAGAAACCAACCCCTTTACCGAGTTTAGAAATACTAGATTAGGCTGGAAAGAAATAACCTTAAGTGACACAAAGCCTTTTGATGTAGCAATTATGAGTATCGGCTCTACTAATAAAATAAATCATTGTGCATTATTAGTAGAAAAAAATAAACTTCTACAAACTATGATAGATAGAAAATCGTGGATTTCTCCATATGGAAAATATTATAAACAATATACTTTAGGAGTCTTTAGATGGGAAGGGGTGTCAGATGACTTTATTTTCAACATTAATTAGTGATATGGGAAAACATGCACAAGCAGAATATCCTAGAGAGTGTTGTGGACTAATAACAAAAGATTTTAAGTATGTAGCGTGTAAAAATATAAGTCCTTTTCCTAAAGATAGTTTTGTTGTTGACCCCGAAAGTCTTTTTGAACATGAAGATAATTGTTGGGGCATATTTCATTCACATCCAGGGGAAGAAAACCCTCTCCCCAGCGAAGAAGATAAAAAAGGAGCAGTTTTTGAAGAGTTTAAGTTTATCGTCGGTTTTAATAATAAATTTTATATTTACTGGTTAGATAAAAATATAGACGCGCTTAAATTCGATGAGTTTACTGAAAAATATCTAGCATGAAAGTAACATTAACTTTTCATAATTCTTTGTTAAAATATACAACCGGAGTCAAAACTCATACTGTTGTGTGTGATGATTTTGAATCTTTAATTTCTGCTGTGTGTAATCTTTTTCCAAAATTTGGAGAGTATATTAAAAAAATTCAAACTGAAGACATCTCTGAGAATCTTTGTTTGTTAGATAAAGATAAAAAACTTATAAAAAGTGAAATTTATCAATACAATAGACTTAGGGCTAACCACGAAGAGATATATGTCAGCCCTGTTCTTGGGGGTGCCGGAGGTAAAAAAGGATCTTTTTTACAAATAGCTATAGGGATTGCATTAATTGCAGCTCCTTTTGCTTTTCCAGGTCTTGCTTCAACAAAATTATTTGGAACTACGCTAGGAAAACTAGCGTTTTCTACTGGACTAAATATGGTATTGAGCGGAGTCATGGGATTATTTACAAAAACACCTAAACCTCCTGAGAAACAAACACCAGATGTTCAAGAGAGGGTGGATAATAATTTATTTAACGGATTAACAAATACTACCTCTAGTAACAACAACGTGCCTATAATTT